TAGATATGGAACTAACTTTATGGCGAGGCAGTTTGAAGATGCTATGAAGGACTCATCCTCGAATGATTATATAGTTCCGTGCTCTCTCAACGTTATGAATATGATAGCAGCAGCTATCTTTGTCCATAAACACGGGAGGCTTAATTTGCTCCTATATAGAAAGGGAACCTATATCGAAAGGAACTTGGTATTCCCATGATAGAACCTCATCCCACCTGGTATATAAATGATGCTAGCAAACTCTCCATTATGAGCACCTGCTGGCGTAAGGATTTTTATGAATCTATTCTTGGCTGGAGGTCTGAGAGTATCTCTCATGATGCCTACTTCGGTGAGGCCTGGCATAAGGCTAGGGATATATGCTCCTTAATGGTTACGAGGATGTCAACGGTGCCTATAATGCGTTTTTATCCCACTACCGCCAAAAGTTTGAACCAGACACTGATGAACTCTACCGTCCTAAGGATCCCATGGGTGCTCTTAATGCTATAATCAGTTTTACTAATAACTACCCACGAGATCTCAAGGACAATGAACTTCTCTACACCGAAATAAGTGGCTCTGTACCTATCGATTATCATAGATCACTCTACTTCCGAATGGATTCTATCCTCCGCTCACGGCAGACCGGAAAGATATTCTCTTGGGATCATAAGAGTACCAAGAAATTCTCTCGACAATGGGAGAATGACTTTGCTCTCTCATGGCAATCAGGAATCTATACTCATTGCCTATATTCTATGTTCCCTATCAATGAAGTCATTGGGATAGAATTCTGTGGCACTTCCTTCGAATTCCTATTACGCAATAGCAAACTTCGTACTGCAGGCTATCATGCTTCATTCAAGCGTGTACCTGCATGGAAGCGTAAAGACCAAATGCAGGTCTGGCTATGGAATGTCCTCGACATCCTTGATCGAAGAGAAATGGAACTCGACCGACTCTCTCACTGTAAGGAAAGTGATAAGGTAATGATGGCCTTTCCAATGAGGCCTACGAGTTGCTCAAAGTATTGGGGCTGTATATTCCATGATTTCTGCTGTAGTTGGCCTAATCCCTTACAGCACTGTTTCGAGCCTCCCATAGGTTTCAAAATCGAGTTTTGGAATCCTACAGAAATTAAGACCACGAGTAAAATAGATCTGGAGTGGAAAGGTGAACTCTAGGCCAACTAGTAATCCAAGCTATACTCATCGTATTAAAACAGGCTGTGGGTGGCTATATGTAACAGTCTGCAACGGTAATTACAAGGAGGTATTCTTCAAACTTGGCAAAACAGGAGGATGTCCTGCCTCATTTCTACAAGCCTTAGCTATGACCTTCAGTATGGCATGGAGAGCTGGAGTATCATTGGATTCTATGGTCAAAAATTTACAAAGCATTGGCTGCCCTAATCCCATGTGGTCTGATGGAGTTCAAGTCTTAAGCTGTGTGGATGGGATAGCTTACGTACTTAAATCTTATTGCAAAAAGGAGGAATAAAGAATGACTTATGATATACTTAACGATGTCAAAAAAGTTCACGATTATTACGAAAGCGATCCCCTTCAAAAGCGTTATTCTGCTCTCATCACTGGTGAAAGTGGCGCCGGCAAGACCTATCTCATTAGAACTTGTCGCCTCCCTGTTCATATTGACTCCTTTGATCCAGGAGGAACAAAAGGCTTACGAAAAGAAATCGCTGCTGGCAAGATTGTGGCAGATACCAGGTGGGAAAAAGAAGATCCATTGAAGCCTGACCGCTTTAATGAATGGAAGAAGGAATTTGAGCATCGTATTCGAGTCGGCTACTTTGAGTACTTTGGAACTTATGTTCTTGATTCAGCTACCTCCTGGGGTGACGCCGTAATGAATCAACAACTTAGCTCCACTGGCCGTGCCGGTGAGGCTCCTAGATTTACTAAGGACTATACCCCTCAAAAGATCGCCATGATTAATGCTATCAAACGTATGATGAATCTCCCTTGTGACTTTATCCTAATCGGTCATTTAAAGATGATAGAAGAAATCAGGGGAACTACTAAAGACGGAGAGCCTATAAGAACTATCAAGTATCGCTTTCTCACCACCGGTCAGGCCTCAGTGACTATCCCTATGCAGTTTGATGAGCTATATGTACTCAAAGGAAAGGACTCACCGAATGGTATTAAAAGGGTTATTCTCACTGATGCCCAGGGACAGTATCAAGCTAGGTCTAGGCTCAAGGCAGATGGCAAACTAGCTGTTGAAGAAGAGCCTAATATTAAGGCTCTTCTGAAAAAGATAGGTTTAAAGTGGGAAGATAAACCACCAATAGGAGGTGATGAATAAGCAATAAAATTGGCTAAGGTAAGCAAATAAATTCACTAATCCCTAATCTAAAGGAGAACATCTTATGACTTTGATTGACTATACTGACATGGAGCAGGAAATTCTGAATTCTCAGGAGCCTACTACCCTTCCCAAAGGGACTGAAGTAAGAGTCCGCATTATCCAGGTACGCTCTGGAACCAGTGAAAAGAATGATGCTGATTATCTCATGCCTATCTATGAAGTCCTTGGCGATGGCAAAGAGATGGTTAAGGAAGTCTCTGATTTCCTCTGGATCCTGGATAAAGAAGCCCTCACTTCCAAGGAGTATGCCCGAGCCTTAGATCATTTCAAGAAGTTTGCTAAGTGCTTCGGCATTGACTTGAGTCGTCCCTTCGATCCAGATGAAGATCTCGTCGGTCTCGAAGGCTGGATTATCTTGGGCCTACGAAAATCTGATGAGTATGGAGAACAGAATAACGTATCTAAATACATCTTTCCTCGTTAATAATCTACGTTAAATTTTAACAATAGGGTGAGGACTACTCTGATCCTCACCCTGGAGGTGCTTTATGACAAATGAAGAATTTCTAACACTCTGCCATGAGCAATTTGATCGTAGAATGCTCATTATGAGTGACGATAAGAAATCTCGAACTGCCGGTGGACATGATAGACTTATCCAATTTAAGCGCCTAGCCTACCTTCAACATAAAAATATCTATGAGGTCTGCATAGGGCTCTGCTCTAAGCACTTCATTGATCTAATCGACGTAACTCAAGGTAAGGTTACAGTAAGTCCTGACTATGCTCAGGAATTAATCTCTGATATTCAGAACTATCTTGATCTTCTCAATGCACTAATGATTGAGGATAGTCAGGAATCTGAAGCTATAGTCTTCAGACCTTAATCTCTGCCTAGTGCCTGGACTTAAGGTTCAGGCACTAGTCAAGGAGAAATAAAGATGAAACTTGATAATCCTACTACTAGATGGGACTCTTACTTTCTCACCATCTGTAAATCAATAGCATCTAAATCCCCTTGCCTGTCTCGACAAATAGGTGCTATCCTTGTACGAGATAAATCTATAGTATCTACTGGCTACAATGGCCCAGCTAGAAACTTTCCTCACTGCGAGAATCAATGTCGCAGAAGAAAACTCGGCCTTAAATCAGGTGAGGGATTATATCTATGTCCTGCAGCCCATGCTGAACTAAACTGCATAGTCAATGCTGCTCGTAATGGAGTATCTACAATGGACACTATTCTCTACATGAACTATATTGTCCCATGTAAGGATTGTATGATAGCCTTAGTTAATGCAGGTATTAGAGAAGTAGTAGTCACTAAAAGAGAATTCTATCACTCTATGTCTGAGGCAATAGCTGAGTATGGCAGTATCTTAGTTAGGGAGTTATCTCATGAATAAGAAAGTTCTCATACTTGGAATCGATGGATACATAGGCTGGGCTTTAGCTAATGAGCTAAAGTCTCAGGGCTATGAAGTCTATGGAGTAGATGCTTTCTATAGAAGGCATACAGTAAAATCACTCTTTCCTATATCATCTATGGATAATAGAAAAGATGAATTCTATATACTCTCAGATGATATTAGGACTTCTACTGTGCTATCCGAATTACTACAAGAATCTCCTGATGTCATAATTCATCTAGCTGAACAACCTTCGGCTCCATTCTCAATGACTCACGAAGGAGCTGGAGAAACTCAGAGTAATAATGTATTAGGAACTCTAAACCTTCTTTTCTTAATTAAAGAACATTGTCCCTCAACTCACTTAATAAAGATCGGCACTATGGGAGAGTATGGCTGTCCAGATTGCATAATTCCTGAGGGAGTGATTCCGTCTTATTGTCTCGACGAAGAACATCTACGTTGTCCTATGTCTAATCTCATGTTCCCTCGCTCTCCTGGCTCTTTCTATCACCTTTCTAAGGTATTCGATTCTCTCAATATAAAGTT